TCTCAGAGGTCGTAGTACGTCCTAATGACTCGTGGGAAGACCTTGCAGAGAAAGTGCGTCTAGCAACGATTCTAGGCACTTTCCAGAGCAGTTTGGTAAACTTCAAGTATATCTCATCATCGTGGCGTAAGAACTGCGAGGAAGAGCGTCTGCTTGGCGTGTCAATGACGGGTATTATGGATAACAAACTGACCAATGGCAAGACTAAAGGCTTGGCAGAGAACCTTGAGAAGCTGAAGGCTATTGCCGTTGATACGAACGCTCATATGGCAAAACTGTTAGGAATCAACGCCTCAGTCGCAATCACCTGTGTAAAGCCCTCTGGGACCGTCTCACAGCTTGTTGACGCTGCATCTGGCATTCATGCACGCCACAACCCATATTATATTCGTACCGTGCGTGGAGACAAGAAAGATCCTCTGACGCAAATGATGGTTGATGCTGGCTTTCCAGTAGAAGATGATCAGATGAATCCCTCACACACGTCTGTGTTCTCGTTCCCCGTCAAGGTGGACAAGGGTGCAATCTTCCGCACTGATATGACTGCGGTTGAGCAGCTAGAATTATGGTTGATTTATCAGAAGCACTGGTGCGAACACAAGCCGTCTATCACCGTCTCAGTGAAGGAACACGAGTGGTTAGATGTGGGTGCGTGGGTATACGAGCATTTTGATTATATGAGCGGTGTGTCGTTCCTACCATTCTCTGATCACACGTACGCACAAGCGCCGTATCAGGATACTGATGAAGCGGGTTACAAGGAGTTGCTCGCACAAATGCCAAAGGATGTGGATTGGAATAAACTTGCAGAATATGAGGCATCCGATATGACGGTAGGTGCACAAGAGTTAGCTTGTGCTGCCGGATTCTGCGAGATAGCGTAATGGATGAATACAATTATACGCTAGAATGTCCTGCTTGTGAAGTTCACATGGAAGTGAAAGTTTTTGAGGAAGATGAACTTCCTGTCTTCTGTCCAATGTGTGGCGAAGATGTCAACGAGGAGTGGACCATAGCAGACTGATATATAATATCATGAATTGGTATTATAATGATCAGCTATACGAACCCAGCGAAGAGGATTTGCGTTCTCTCGTTGGGTTTGTTTATTTAATTGTAGAGAAACACACCGATATGAAATATATCGGTAAGAAATTGTTCTGGAGTACAAAGACTCTACCTATCACTAAAACCCGCAGGAGACGCAAGAGAATGCTCGTAGAGAGCGATTGGCGCTCATACTATGGTTCGAGTGAGGCTTTAAAAGAGAACGTAATCAAGAACGGCGAAGAACAATACGAAAGAACTATTTTAAGACTGTGTAAGACTAAAGGAGAGTGTTCATATTATGAAGCTAAGTTTCAATTTGAAAATGATGTGTTATTGGCTGATGATTACTATAACAATTTCATTGGTTGCAAAATACATTCTAAACACTTAAAATTATAAATAACCTTATGATTAGGTTTAAACAATACATCTCAGAAGGGGTCAACGATCCCGCCATCTTTAAAGCTATCTTCCTCGCTGGAGGACCCGGTAGCGGCAAGTCTTTCATCGTCGGTCAGACCGCACTCACGGCATTAGGTATGCGTGTAGTGAACTCCGACGATGCTTTTGAGAATGCCATGAAGAAAGCGGGTATGGAAATGAACCCCGAAAATATCTTCTCTGTCAAAGGACAAGAAATGCGTGGTCGCGCAAAAGCACTCACTGGTAAGAAACAAGAACTCTACCTTAAAGGTCGGCTGGGTATCGTCATTGACGGTACAGGTAGAGATTACGAAAAGATTAAGAAACAGTCCGTAGAGTTGCAACGTCTTGGTTATGACGTTGCAATGATCTTCGTCAATACCGATAAAGAAACAGCACTTGCTCGTAATAGGGCACGTGCAAGATCTTTACCCGATGCAGAGGTGGCGCAAATGTGGCAAGCGGTACAAAACAACATCGGTAAATTCAATGGGCACTTTGGCAGGAACTTCATCGTTCTTGATAACAGCGATGGTGCTGATTGGAAACGTGGTACGCAACGCGGATACAAGTGGGCAGCTAAATTTACAAGGCAAGAGCCTACTAAACCTGTTGCTAAGAAATGGATCGCAAAACAACGCGGTTGACAGAGTAATATATAAAGTATAAAATGAATCTTAATGATGTGCGGAGGATAATATATCATGGCTAACACACCTAGAAAATTAGATGTTTGGGAAGTATTCGAGGCAATTGGAAATGCCAAGGGTAAAAAAGAAAAACTTAATATTTTGAAAGAGCATAGCAACAGAGTGGCTATTAGAGACGTTTTGCAAGGAACATTTGATCCAGAAATTCAATGGAACCTTCCTGCAGGTATTCCTCCATATACTCCACAAGTAGAAGGACCCCCACCCCCAAGATCACTTTTAAAAGAACACCTAAAATTTAAATATTTTGTTAAAGGTTTCAGAGAGTCTGATGACTTAGATTCAATCAGACGCGAAAGGATGTTCATCGACATTTTAGAAACTGTAGATTCTCGTGATGCTGCAATTCTAGTGACGATGATCAATAAGCAAAAACCAGAATATGACGGATTAACTGAAAAATTAGTAAAGGAGGCAATCCCCGGTTTAATCCCATGATGATTATGTTCCCATAAACTAGAACGAAGGAGTTGCCTATGGTAGCGAATCAAATAGAAAGACTAAAAAAAGATTCTAGAGAACTTGGACATTATATCCATAAGTTAAACAAAAAGGGAAAATCAGAAGCAGCGTACAAGATGCAGAAAAAACAGGCATTTCTTGACGCGGCTATTCAACAAGTTTTAAGGGGGTGATCCTTATCTAACGGGCACCCTTCGGGGTGCCTACTAGGAAACAATTATTATGATGGCAGGAAAAAACACGCAGTCCAAACACATTATGCACAGAATTCCTACGGGTTCTATTGGTTGTGAAATCGGTGTTTGGAAAGGCGAGACCTCTCAACTTTTTCTTGAGAGACAACTCAAACAACTTCATCTGGTGGATCCATATTCCACTGCTCCGTACAACACACCAGCACTAAAAGAAAGATTGTTGAGCAGATATAAAAATATGATTGGCTCAGACAAAGAAGAAGATTTCCAAAAATATTATGATCAAATATATGATGGTGTGAAAACAAAATTCTCAAAATATCCAGAGGTCAGAATACACAGAATGACCAGTACAGAATATTTCAATTCAATCGAGGATCGTTCTCTTGATTGGATCTACATCGACGGTGCACACGATTTTGAAGGGTGTCTCAAAGATTTAAAACAAGCTTGGACCAAAGTTAAAATTGGTGGTTCTCTCTTCGGGGACGATTACAAATGGGGAATAACAACCCTAGGAAAACCCGGAGTTGTGCAGGCTGTAGATGCATTTTCTGCTGAGTATAAAGTGTATCCAAAAGCTTTCGGCGAAACAAACTTCGAAATAAAAGTAAAATGACCACCGCACAAAACGACATAACCATGGTAATCACAGCGTTTGATCGCAACGACTTGCTTGAACAAACGCTGACCTCGTTTAATAAGTACAACACATATCCTATCAAGAAAACACTAATCATTGAAGATAGTGGTAAAGATGTTGACTACTCTAAAGTTGAATCGATCATCCAAGGCGATTACGAAATCATTCGTAACGAAAAAAACATCGGGCAGTGGCATTCAATCGACAAGGTCTACTCGATGGTAGAAACAGATTGGATCTTTCATTGCGAAGAGGACTGGGAGTTTATGAATCCTGGGTTTATTGAAGCGTCACTAGATGTTTTTGATCACTATGGAGACGGGTTGTTCACGGTCTGGGGCAGATATCGCAAGACCATTAAACATCCCAGTAGACTTTTGCCAGAAATTTATACTACTGATCAAGGACGAAATTATAAGCTAATCAATCCTGAGTTTAGCTTGGGTGGGTATACTGCTAATCCCGGTTTGCGAAAAACAGAAGATATGATGCGTTGTCATCCATACTGCAACGTTATAGGGAATGGTGATCGTGAGATAATTATGGCAAATAAGTATATCAAAGAACTTGGCTATCGATCCGCGTGGATTGTGGACTCACAATACTGGGAGCATATTGGCTGGGGAAGACACGTATCAAGAGATCTATCACTAGGAAGGTAATATGCCAACATATGACATGAAGAATACGAAGACCGGAGAAGTCAAAGAAATGTTTCTCAAGATTTCCGAAAAAGAAGCAATGATTAAGTCTGGTGAATGGGAACAGGTATTCACAGCTGCGCCTGATCTTGTAACACACACGGGTAATATGATTAACAAAACTTCCGGTGATTGGAAAGATCTTCTCAAAAAAATAAAGAAAAGCGCCGGTACTCGCGTAGCCAACACAATCAAAGTATGAAGACAAAGCAACAAACTGCCGAAAACATGAACATTCGGCTTGATCAGTTAATCACCATCGATCCTATTACAGATCGACAGCGTGAAGTATTTGCTGCGTGGAAAGACGGCGATCATCTAGCTTTAGCAGGTACTGCGGGAACAGGTAAAACCTTTTTGGCATTGTATCTTGCACTCGAAGAGGTGATGGATAAGTCATCACCGTACGAAAAACTGCACATCATTCGTTCAGTTGTACCCACAAGAGAAATTGGATATCTACCTGGATCTGTGGAAGAAAAACTGAACGCCTACACGGGACCGTATCGTGCTGCCACCGCAGAACTGTTTGACGATTCAAAAGCATATGACAAATTAGTTCACAACAATTATGTTTCGTTTGAATCAACCTCCTATATAAGAGGCGTAACTTATGATAGC